TCGAACAGCTCCGCCGTCGTATATGTCGTAGCAACCTCGTAAACAGGCTCTGCTGTACCCGCGCTGCCGTAGGCTGTATAGGCAGACGTGTTTATATTACTGCCGTCGTAATCGTTAAGCTCGAAAGTGTTCGTCGCCTTGTTAGCGACGCGCATTGTGCGCCCGTTGAGCTGTGTCATCCCAACTACGCCAGTGACGTACACGTCATCTCCGTTGCTGAAGCCGTGGCTCGTCGCTGTAACGACGCCGGGGTTCGCCCTGGTAACGGCGCTAATGGTCTTAGCTGTGCCGTTGAGGATTTGTCCTGCATCTTTAACGATGCGGATGTAGTGGTTTCCTAGCTCTAGGATGTATGTCTGAGAGGTGTTGAAACTGAATGGGATAATGCGCGTAGCTAACGTACCGCTCTTGCACTCGCAGATATACTGCATTCCAGGACGATTTGATACGCCGCCGTGTACTTGCACATATGCGTTCTCGGCAACAGCCAGAGATGATTTGTACTTACCAATGTCCACCCGCGCCCCAATGGCCGGTGAGACTTCACCGCCAGCGAGGTTTGATTGAATTACTTTGGTCATTAAGCCCTCGCCTGTATCCAGTCCGCGTCCGGCTGATCATCTTCAAGGCCCTCGTTGCTGTCAGTCTCCCATGCACTGTTGATTATGTTACGGGCCTGCGTCGCGAGGTCGCCCGCAATCTGTCGGTCCCCTGTCAACGGCATAGCCATCTTAGCAGCCAGCGCATAGGAAAACGCCATCGTGAACTCCGGGTCAAAGGAGGCCGGGTTCGTAACAAGTGACGTGTACTTAAACTCAGCAGTCGATTGGTTTGTTAAAATTACTTTAACATCTTCGCTGTTTCGGGCCACCTCAAACTCTATGACCGTACCCGCGTCAAGTGGGTCGACCACATTGAGAACCCTCACAGCATCCGTCATGTATATGTACATATAATCGAAATTGTTAGGTACTGTACCCGTGAGCGCAGTGGGTGTCGCGAACTTAGTTGCAAAGTTCCACGGGTGCTGGCGCAGCAGCCATGCCCGTGTGTCGGCGTAGATTAGATTGACCTGCTCGGCCTCGACACTCTCCTCCGTTAGATCGGCGATGTCGTACCTATCGCCGAGATGCTGCAACGCGAGCTTACCTATCTGTGTGTCAGACGCCATTGGTCAATTTCCTTATCTCTTTGCGGCTTTCTTCTTGCCAATCTTGGGTGCAATGACTTTGTCTCTACCTTCGACCGGAGTGGCACGCTTCTCTACTTCTGACGGTGCATATGCGTCGGTCTCGACTGCGTCGTCTTCTGCATCAGACCCCGGCTTACTGTCCTGGTCCGGCGTGAAGCGCCCGTCTTTACGCTGTGTACGACGCGGCGGGTGATCGACGCGGTACACGCTCGAGCCTGAGACTATGACTGCAGTCTCCGGCAACGTAGTGGTATCCGGCAGCGTGTAAATGGTATCGCTGTCGTCGCCGCCGCCCAGCAAGCCAAATTGATTGTGGTAGAATGGATTGCGAAATCTTACGTCCAGTGTTGTAATCTGAGTCATGTTGTTCTCTCCTCCAAGAAAAATCGGTAGGTATTGGGCGGCACCATTCTAGATGCCGCCCAAACCGCAAGCCTTACGACTTAGTTGATAGCGTCGGGATACGTCTTCCCTGCAGCCATGTTTGGATCGAGCGTCAGGTAGGCGTTAATCGTGCCAGCCGTCGTTGTGGTCGTCGCCGTTGTGGCGAGGATACCAAGATACCGCTCATAGTTTCCACCAGTTCCAACAGGAATCGGCGCACAGTAGATCAACCCGCCTGCGTTCAATTCTACATCATTGGCAGCCGCATCGTCCGTCACGAACGCTTCCGTCAGTACATGCTCGGTGGCAGTGCCGTCGGTAGCGATGGCGGCGGCAGCATCCGACGCCAACGTGAACTGTAGTGTACCGGCTGATCCACCGGTAATGATCTCGGTGCTGCCCGTGCGAAGGACAAGGTAGAGCGGTTGCCCGTTACCAATGTCTTCGCCAGCTGCACCCAAATCGATGACGTCGCCAATAAGTGCCGTGCCCGCGGAAGCGGATACATCTGTGTTATCAGCAAACTCAAGTCTTTCGTCTAAGATAGCCATTGTAAATCTCCTTCTTAATCAAATGGCGCTACAGGAATAACGGACAGATTTAGCTGACCGTAGCTTCATCGGGGCGCAACGCGTCGCAACGACGGATTGGAATACCGCCCCAGCTCGTCTGCATCGTTCCACCAACCATGTCTACCGACAGCGTCGAAGAGGACACTGCGCTGGACGTCTGACGCCGCAGCATGGATAAGATGCTCTTATCCATATACCAAGAGCAACGTCCTGCAGCCGTCGAAGGCAGCTCGGTCCACGCTTGGTGCATTAGGTCATTGAGATCAGCAGAAGTACCAGTAGCCGCTACTAAAAGTAGCGAACGGTCGATGTTCGCAATACGCACAGCGTAACGCCAATCGCGAACCGTAAGGCCCACGTCCCAGCGATAGTGTGTGCGGAAAGCTTGCATACGGCCATTTGAACCATCTGCGTCTTCTATGGTTACTTCGCCAAGGTCGCGCTGTTGGATACCCGCTTTGGAGCCTTTGGGGATAATCCCGTGGCACGTTTGTGGGGACCAGCAGACTAACCAAATCGAAGCGTTGTCTGAACCGCTGCCGCCGCCATTAATGATGTTGTCGCCGTTGGCTGCAGACAGAGAGTTGTAGCGGGGGGCCAGACCAGTAAACTCTTCTGGTGCTGTGCTCTCATCTCCGTAGAAGAGAGTAGCCGCGAACTCTTGGTTCATGCCCTCGATGTGAGGGCGATCTTCTTGAAGACGGAAGGCGGCTGGGTCACCGGCCATCCCAACGAGGGCGGCGTCGACTTCAGCGTAGTCTTCCATCATGCCGCAATTGTCTGTGACCTGTACCGCTCGACTTTTAGTCGGCTGCACGCCACCATACATTTTACGCCATGTCGGGCTTGGTAAACCCGAACGGATCGATGAGCGGTTACCTGTCGTAAGGTTACCTTCTTGCCACGACATATCCGTGAGGATTTCATTTGTCGCGTTTAGAATTTCGACCACGTCGGCGACGGAGCCGTCGGGGTCGGTGACCTTAGCCAGGTCGGCCAGGGTCGGGTTTGTAACACTTAGAGTAGCCATTAGTTATCTCCTTTATTAGGCTGCTGCTTCGTCTTTGAACATGCTGGGGTACATGCGCCGAAGAGAAGCATCACTTTCGAGTTTACTGACGTCGCCGTCAGCAAGCTCTCCGCTCTCTTTAACTTGTGTCCCAACTCGATGGAGCAAACGGATGATCTCTGGATGATTACCGATTCCGAGGCCCTCTGGATTTTCGGGTGACGGCTTCTTGAACAGTGCGTTCAACTCCGGCGTCCCAAATTGTTTCATCCCAAGTGCCGCGTTGGATAAGGTGAGCTTAAGATCGTCACCGCCCATCTCCTTATCATTACGGGTAGTCTCACCCCATCCGTCCACACGCTGCTGATAGTCACCGGCCATTTTCTCCATGACCCCGCGACCCCGTCTGATTTCATCTGAGACGAGCGTCTGATACTGATCTTGTGTCAGGTTCGCGTTCTTGGCTCGTACTCCAAACTCATCAAACTGTGCTTTGACAGCATCGGTCATATCAATCTCACCGATGTCATCAGGAGAGGTGAACGTGTACGCGTCTGGCACACCCGTGTCACCTCCGGCTCCATCATCCTCGTCATCCGACAGCAGGACTTTGGTATCCGCTTCCGGTCCACCACTGGCGGACCCTTCAGTTGTTCCGCCGGGTGCAGCATCTAATGCTTCGGCGGATTTTGTTTCTGCGGCTGCGGCATCTGGCGCAGCGTCGGCGGCTTCAATTGCTTCGCCGGTATCTTGTGTTTCTTCAGTCATCAAAATGATACTCCTCTAACATTTTTATATACATCTTCGGTGTCTCTCGCCGAATGATGATCTCCAACGCAGAACCAATACTCCGCGCTCCCTCATTAAATGCCGTACTGTCTTTGTCAGACGGCACATGACTAATCGAATCCTTGTGGCAGGTGCGCCAAATCAAATCGTAAATCCACCGCCTGCCACGGGGCTGCCCCATCAAAGCCACAACGTCCTTATCCCGGTCAGCCATGTCTTTCTCAGCTTCGTGGACTTGGTCAGGATCGCTGGCGTCATATAGGTGTACGTTCTTTACCATCAAACTGTGCTGCCTACGCCTAGTAAATCTGTGAGGGCGTTAGGGTTCTGCGTGTCAGCTTCGGATAATGTCTTCGCTCCTTGAGCTGCTTGAGACGCATGCTCGATCTGTTGAGCTTGTTGCTGCTGCTGCGCACGCTCCTCGCGCTTCTTCTTGACTGCACCCTTGTCGACGAGCAGGTTAGGTGAGTTGCCGAGGATTTCAGCGTATTGCCTGATGCCTTCGTCGAAGTCGATGTTGTCGATGACGTCTTGTTGCACGGCGACTAGGTTACCAGTAAACGCCATTGTGCGCTCGAGAGCCGACGCTGCAACAGCCTGTTGGGCCTGCGCCAGCAAGCTGACGTACTCTACGCGCAGGTCTTGTCCCTGCAATGCTTCTGGAGGCTCGGGGAGGAGATTGGCTTCCAGAGCAAATGCAAACACATCGTCCAGCAGCGGATCAAGCAGTTCTGTATTCAACCTTTGTAGAACTGGACCCAACAGTACGAGCTTTTCTTCTTGGCGAACAGCCACTTCTGTAGCGGTGATGTTCCTACGGTCTGAGTTGATCATCATCGCGAAGAGGTCTGCGAAGAAGCCGCGTTGGATGCGCTCTTGCACTTCTGCAATGTCTTGCTGCATCTCACCAAGGCGGGGCGTTACTGTGTACGCGGGCGAGAACCCTTGGCCACCCTGCAACGGATCGACATACGTCGTGCCGCCGGGTATCACGGTCGAAGGCTTACCGCGTAACGAAGTTGGAGCAGTCATTGGAGGGTTGACCATCTTGTCGATAGCCTGCGCCTTCCTCTTCTGCTGTTGTTGTAATTGTTTGATGTCACCGAGGTTGTCCATGCCGGGAGATCGCCCATAAACATCACCCTGCAGTACATCCCACCGCGGGACGTATGCCGGGAATGTTTTGAAGCCACCGTTGAACAGCATCTCATCGCCGTCGGCGCCTTGTTCCATGTAGCAACTCTTGATGGGCATATGCTCTGACGTGAAGTTCTTAGGGTCTCGCTCGGCTTTTCGTCGAGGCTCGATCATATGTATGATTGGCACCAACGCATCATAGTTCTTCTGGTTCCACATATGACGCGTCGCACGACTGACGCCTGTCCAGTCATCGACGCCACGCTGTCCGTCGATGACAAACTTCTCGACGACTTGGCTGACTGTCATGGTGAATGATCGACCAAGCGTGTCAACCTCGCCTTGCGAGTTCTCCGCGATGACGTACTCGCCGACCGTGAAGGGCCGGAACCTGATAACGTCGTCTATAGAACGCTGTCGATATAAGGGCGCGGTGCCGAATGCACCCAGCTCTGAATAAACTGTGAATGCTGAGTTGTAGAAGTTCGACTTCTGTAAGATGCCTCTAATTATACGCTCGACATCAGACAACCACTTCTTAACATCGTGACGTTCGTTGGATTCCATATCCTGGGTCGCGAAACGGAACCAAGGACGCGCCGGGCTGGTCATGCCGGACATCATACCGGCGGCCATCGTGCGCAGTGCTTGCGTGCCAGAGCTGTCGATGATCTTCGTCGTGCGCTTCTTGCCCCTGTCGTTCTGTGACGTGAATAGGAAGCGCCCACGGCGCGGTAGCAAGTAGTCGCTAATTTCCATCCAGTGATTTCGCCACGACGTGCGATCTTGCTCAAGAGTTGCATAACGACGTAACAGCGTCGCCTTCGTACCGTGAGCGGGCGCGTTGTCGCTGGCATTACCTGGGTTTATTAATGGCATCTAACTGCTACAACAAAGTCTTGTTTGAAGTACTCGCGTCAGCGACCAGCACACCGCCTGTCTTATTGGTGCCTGCTTGACCTGCTGCCAGCTTTGACCTCTTGATCTCATCAGCACGCGCTTGCTGCACGGCGACGTCCGGCTTCTTTGGCGGGACGGGGGGAGCTGCGGGTGCTGGTGGTGGGGCTGGTGCGCCACCTCCCATGCCAGGGGAGAATAATAGTATGAACCACTTCATGATGGTATCCTTCTAGTTTTCGAGTAACGACTTATTGTTATCACTGATGAGTACACCGTCGCGGTTGCTATCTGTTTTAGGTGCTTTTGAACCTGCCCCCTTCTTCTTCGTCGTGCTGCCATCCGGGCTCTTGGATGACGTTGGCGCCGACACTGCCGCGGGCGGCGTGGGCTGTGCGTTGTTCGATCCGCTACCAAAGCCCGGTAAGAAAATAAGGTGTGATAGTTTCATGTCTGCTGACCTATTTTAACATTGTAGTGTTACTAGTGCTGCCGTCGTCGTCTTCAAGTAACACGCCGTCGGGGTCCGCTTCAGCTGCATCGGTCTTTTGCTGTGCACGCCGCGCTTTCTCTTCATCGCTGGCCTTAACATTACCTGCGATCATGCTGGCATCTTGCGGTGCCGACACTGCTACGGGCACAGGTTGCTGGCTAGTACTGCCACCACCAAAGCCGGGCAGTAATGGATAAGGAAAAGAATTTAAGGCTGTCGTTAAACAGGATGGTGTGCGGGTCATGTGCCGGTACAGCTGGTAAGGCGTCCATGAATTGCTTCGGATGCCCAGCAGTATCTTGACGTTGCCAACGCAATTATTCAGACTGAATGTAGTGCGAACAACCGAGGGGTTATGGTCGGCAAGGTCTAGAACGCGCCAGCCCTCGTCTCGGTAAAAGCCTGCTACGTCAAACTCAATGGGCGCCTCGGCACGAACAACCGGTAGGCCCATGTCCCAATTATAACTAAGCCAACACTTGGCTCGTTCGTCTGCGATGATGCACCAACAATGTTTGAAGCCGGTGCGCAGCAGGCCACCAAGGGGATGGATGTTGTCGTCGCCAAATAAAATGAATGCTTTCATACGCTCCGCATTACCACAAACCGATAAGCTGCGTCTACCCCATTGGGTCATACTCGCTCACCGTTACAGAGACCTCCTTGGGATTGTACGGCACTTTCTTCGCCACGACAGGGAATGCAAACGTGATGGCCAGAGCGTCTGCACGGTTAGGCGATGCCAGCCCTCGCTCTTTCATGTGCTCTTTGCTTTCGAGCTGCTTCTTACCATCGAGGCGTGGCACCAGCTCGACGCCGGTCAGGTCAGCCTTCATCAGCTCATCGTCCTCAAGGCATCCTCCCTTCTTCAGCCACTGCTGCATAGATACCCACATCTCGGAACGCTTGTTGATACAGCCTGGATCGTTACTGGCTTCACCGAACCACACGATTTGCCAATCCTCTCGGCCCATCGTGTGACCAACGCTTACGATGCCTGTACCGAAGCCGCCGTCAATGAACACGGCATCGGCGTTATGATCATCCTCGAACTGTGCAATCAGCTGTGCCATCTGCACGTCGTTATCGTTGAATGAATAAAAACCAAGTATCTTTGCGTTCATGCCTTGTCGCAGATAGATCACGAAGTCGTCGTTCCCTGTCCATGCTGGGTCGACACCTATGATGGTCGGCGCGAAGTTATATTCATGGGGCAGCATATCCCGAGCCATCGCTGCCTCGACATCCTTGCTGTTGATGAACTGATGCTCCGACGCTGACGGGAATGTGCCGAGCACGCGCACCTTAACGAAGTCACTATCGATGCCATAGTCGTCTATGAGGCGGGTCAAGTACAACTTGTTTGTGATTGACACGCTGCGGCTATCAATGAACCGCTTAATGAAACTGTGCCGGAACTTGCCGAGCATGTTGTCGTGGAAGCGACCGCTGTTACGCGTTGGGTTGCCGAAGTCGAACGTCATCGGCTCACCGTCGGTCAGTCCCCCTTCACGCACCTCAAATATTTTATTAGGTATGCCACCTGCTTCATCGAAGAGATAATATGATGTGCTGTCGGCCCTATGCTGACCGGCGAACGCCTCGCTGTTTTCTTCTCGGCACGTCTGTCCATCGACACGCCAAGTTTTTGGATGCGCCTTGTGGTACATGTTGAGTGAGCCGCCGCCGCCTGCGTTCAGCATCCACCAATGCTTGGTCAATGCCATGTCGTGCCACTTGGCCAGCTCGGCAAATGTTTTACTGCGCAGCTGCTCGGCGGTGTTAGCTGTGATGGTGCCGACGCTGTTCTTGCGAGTATCAGCAATCCATCTTATGATCCACGCCGACAAGCACGATTTTCCAATGCCGTGGCCCGAGGCTGTACTAAATTGTATAGGAGCGACGGGGTTGATGCCGTCGAAGCCGCGCTTGGCTACCTCGTTCCCCAGTTCAATGAGAAACTCTCGTTGCCAATCATCCGGCCCGTCACGTCCAACGAGTGATCCGTGACCCCAAGGATAACTGATGAGCACATGGCGAAGAGGATCAGCATAGCAAGAAGCCATCTCTTCGTTGATTTGTTGCTCGACATTGGTGGCCTCACTTAATTGGGTTGTAGTCATGCGTCGTCTCGCTCAATCCCTCGGCTGGTCGACCAATGCACTCGGCGCGGTCGGTGTACGTTGTCAGTTTCTCGCCGCACGCTTTGCACACCTTCATCGATCCAGCGCCGGGCAACGGTGCACCCCAATCGTGATTGTGCGACGTATGCGCACCACCCGGTGCCACGCCACTATTCTGCTCCATCCTCATCGCTTGTCCTCCGACACACGCTGACGGCCGCGTGCCAACGCCTCAGTTAAATCATCGCTATGAATTGTAAGGTCTTGCTTCTCACTCGGATACAAACCGCCGAGCCTACCAATCTCACGCACCGCACCTGTCATAGCACCAGCGTTGCCAGTCTCCTCGGCAAGGTCTTTCGCCTGCTCCTGCCCCGCCAAGCACCACTCGAGATCGTATTGTGTCTTCTTTATGACCGGTGCACGCAGCTCTGCTATCCTTGATACTAACTTGACCTTACGCGTCAGCTTCGCAGACATTTCATTTATGGATTTCTTCGTCGCGTTCTTAGGATTGTACGCGATACGATAGCAGTCCGATGCGTTACCACTTACACCACCAGCCATGAGCTGGCAGAACTTCTCTTCCTTTGCAGTGAGGTTCACCGACACTGTCTTCTTCGTCGCCTTCACACCCTCACCACCAATGGATTTATTAATCAGGTTGTCGAGACCAATCTCCTCGATGACGCGCTTCTCTTCCCTGAGTGCATCGTCTTCAACGTCGTGATGAGATAAGACAATAGCACCGGGCTGCAATCCTTTATCGCGGATGCTCTTGATGATTTTAAATTTGTCGCTGGTCTCAGCACCGGCCATCTCTTTTGAGACACTGCGGAAGTGCTGCACCTTGCGGTCGCCGCTGCCCTTGCCAACGTAGAACGGCTGCCCAAATTTGGTCGGGTCGGTCAGCGCGTAAACGTAATGGTGTTTTGCCATCTGTTGTCTTTACCCCATCGGGTTGTTGGTGTCTAGATACCACTGCGCCATCAGTGCGGCCTCAGCGACCCCGTCATCGGCAAGCTTATCCCAATAAAACCGCGTACCATATATCTCCTGCGCGAGAACGATGCTCTCGTTTTTAATTTTACTAAGACCAAAATGTTTTTTCCAGCGCTGTGGCGTCACCCAATTTACAACACGGGCGTGTATCAGTGCGAGGCTCTCAACTGCGCCTGTGTTGCGGCCAAATGAAAAGGAACTGGACACGCCTTGCTTCGGCATAGCGTGCACGCTTTCCAGTACAGCGACATCGATGCGCGGCACCTCAATGAGCCACATATTTATTTCTCTTGCGTCGACGATCCTCTTTTTACCACACCTGACCGTCGGCATCCTCATCCCGCTCTCGATGATGTGGCCACTCGTATGTGCCCGGACCAAAACGAGGCCGCCGCTGATTCCGGGGTCGATTCCCAAGATGATCATTTAGGCCCCACACAAAATTTCCGCTTTATATTTTTACACATAAATTTCTCTCTCTACCTCATGAGGGTGCCGCCCAAGGCGACCCTCTTTAGAGGAGTAGACGTAGTAGTAGGCATAACACATTGATCTCATTGAGTAAAACACCCACCTACCAGCGTCTACCGCAAAGTAGACGGTAGTAGGCCGTAGCCCTTGATATTAAACGATAATATCAATGTGAATTTCAGATGCTGATAATATCTACCTGTCCGATATGACGACATTTTGAACGTCATTCGACTGGCACCCGCGTCCATAAATCATCCCCCGTGGCGCGTTGTTCGAGGATATGATGCGACATGCCGTCGTCTCTGTGTGTGGTCTTCCAGCGTAGCTCCAAGGTCGGCTTAGAGGTGCTCACATCGTAGAGATGTGCCTGCGCACGCAGATAGATACTGTCACCATCAACCGACGCGGCCAGCTCTGCGATGTCCTGCGCACGCTCATCAATATTTTTAAACGGACCATTTTCTTCAAGCTCGATAGCTAAATCACTCATACGTCCCATTTTATTTGCTCTCCTCAATTATAATGCGCCACTTGCCCTTGCCACTGCGGCGGACCTCGACGCTGCCGTTCTCTACAAAATATTTCTCACCGTACATGGTGAGCAGTTTTTCCTTGCCTTCAGTTTTTGCTGTGTCGGGCCACAACTGGTGGCCTGACATCAACCTCTTGCACTCCGTCATATTGTCGTGCTGACCAGCACCCATCGTGTTTACCATCGCAATGCCAAGCTCACTGGCAGCCATGTGATCAACGCTCGATGCAAGCAGTGCGTTGTTTGCTGATGCCTCATCTGACAGCTGGCAGACCCCTATAGGATCGCCCTCGCCCTTGTCCATATCTTGCGGGACCAGCTCCATGATCACCGGGTCGACCGACGCGCCCTCCCTAATCTTTCCCGTGTCGAGCACGATGAACCGAGATAGCTTCGCTGTTAAAAATTGCTGCTTCCATGCCTTACGGTTCTCTTTGTTGTAAGGCATCCAGTTCGACAGCGTGAAGCCGCAGTCGAGAGCCGAGTAGATCGCGCCGGAGCCACGCCATGCTGATGCATCGCCGCGCACCCAGTCGGGGTCTTTGTTTCTATCCTTGGGTGTGTGATGTGCGTGGATGACAGCGCAGCCGGTCATCGATGTCACCAACAACATTGCCTTCGTCAGCATCGATGCGCTGTTCGCTGAGTTCTCATCAGCTGCATCAGACAACGTAACATATGGATCGAGCGCACACAGCTCCGCCCTAGCCTTCCTGATCTCGTCCACCAACAAAGCGACGTTCTTCTCATCAATTTCTAAGTTGCCTGCTTCATTCATTGCGACGAGCCTGAGCATACCCGACGCTTTGCCGCGCACGACGATGTCCGCGCTCTCAGTGTCACCATTCTGCAGCGCCACCGCTTTTAGGCGACGGTAGATGTCTTCGACGCGCTCTTCGTTTGCAACCCACAGCGTGGTAATTTTCCGCTCTACCTGTGGCAGGCCAATGCGTGCTGTATCCCCGACGGCAAGTCCGACGACGAGCGACGCCAGCCAGCGCGTCTTGCCGACGTTGCTCATACCTGCCAACGACACAGTACCCATCTCAGGGATCATGCGAGGTAGCACCCACTTAATCGGCGGCAGGGTTGTGCTTCTTAAATCCGCTACGTTTACGGACGCGAACGCGCTTGTAGTTTCGTTTTCGCTCGTCGGAGTGTCTCCGATTGCCGCAACGCGCACCTCGATGTCTTTCGGTGTTGTCTCGCGCTGCGGCCCGATGAAACGCGGGCCTATCGCAATCGTATCTATAAAACTATCGCCCTCAGATAAGGCCTCGATCTCCATGTCGGTCAACCCAACACCGAGACCGGCGAACGCTTTTTTAAACGATGTGCCAACGAGGTCGGGGATTTTGCCCCGTCGGTCGAGCCAGTCATCATGCCTCGGATGTGCCTCGCTCGCCCCGACCGACGTATCGCAGATATTCTCAAGAATGTTGATGGCCTCGGTCTCAGTCAAATACGAGCCGTCAGGCTGCCGCCTGCTCGGCATCCGATAGGCCAACGACCGCAGCGCAGGGTACAGCTCGGTAGCCTGCTCGATTTGCTCGATCAATTGTGCGTCGGTGTACTGGTTGTAGCTGTCCATCTGGATGACGTTGCCGGTGCTACCCTGGGCGACCACCCCAGCAGCCGGGAAATCTTTGACCGTCCTCTTATGCAGCACCGTGTACCCGCCTGACGGCGGGAATACGACGTAGCCGCCGTGCCCCTTGACGTCGACACCGGCCGCCAGCGTCGCCGGGAAGCGTCGCGTCGTGTCTGTACATTTAAAAATGTAATGCAGGCCGCCGCTCTGGGTCTCGTGGCAGAGCGTCTTCTCCAGCCATTCGCGGTTGGCCTCGTGCCAGTCGACGACGTGGTCGCCCTTATATATGTCGACGTCGATGCATAGTAGCCCTGACATAGTAGCCCCTGTCGGGACTGACACCGTCTCGGCGTTGCGGTGTGAGAATAATTCGACGACGCGCTCAGGGTCTTGCGTGGCTACCTTGAAGCCACCCTCGCCCTTGGCGCAGCCTAGCTCGGCATTTGACCAGCAGGGCATCTTATTCTTGGTGGTGGGGAATACGGGATAATTCTTCGCGACAGCGAGGGCTGCCAATACGAGTGGACTCATAATCATAACCTCCTGAAAAATAGGACTATTTCTATACGCAGATTTTGCGTCCCTTGTCCAGAAATTAATTAATTTCGGTCATATGCTGATTTGTTGTATACAATCAGATGCTGATACTGTATGTTCAGATCAGATTTAAACGAAAGGAAATTTTGACATGACCTTCACCTCCGCCCAAGACGCCCTCAAGTTTATCACCGGCTCAAACGCCACCGTGATCCTCGAGTTCGCCACCCGCCGCTTCACCCTCAAGGTCAAAAAGCCTTGGGATAAAGAAACCAACAAACGCGATCACGACGCCAAAATCTTCTTCGTGAATGAGCTGACCGGCGATCCCAACGACGATGACTTCAACCACTTCGTCGGTTTCTTCTTCGCCGACGGCGACCGCCTCAACCAGTCGAAGAAAGACAAGGCCTCCGGCACGCCCCCATGTGACGCCTTCAAAGCTTTCGCATGGGTTCTTAAACGCCTCGTCGCAGGTGAGTTACCTGACGGCGTTACCATCGGGCACTCCGGCAACTGCTGCCGTTGTGGTCGCGAGATCACCACCGAAGCAAGCCTTGCGGCCGGCATCGGCCCCGAATGCATCAAACACTTTTAATAGGAGATATGATTATGCATCAGACAATTGTAAATATTTTAAAACGCGGCGGGCGCACAATTATCAGCCGCGTCTCACTGAGTAAAAAATACCCCGACACCATCGAGATTACGGATGATGGGGACGTCTACACCCGGTACTGGGGCGTCGATGACCTCATCGCCCAAGGCGGTGAGAACTGGGCGGCAGAGGGCGGCGCCTACAAACATATTTACCTGCACTCGGTCGACGTGCCGCTATCAATTCAAGGAGTATTATAAAGGGATAAAATTTTCCGGTTCTGACACCCGCAGTCAGGGGCGGTTTTCTTCCCCCTGGACAATCAGCATCTGATATGCTAAAATTCGTTATTAAAGATTAACCACACTTAGGAGACATGATTATGAAAAAGACAGTAGACCAATTCATCACCCTCGACGCTCAAATTAAAGAGCTGTCCAAAGTGCGTGCCGCGTTGCGCACTAGGTTAATTGGCAGCCGCCCGGCTGGCACTTTCATCCCCGGCTCAAAAAACGAAGTCGGCGTCGTCATCGTACACGCCGACCGCGTGGTCATCGACAGCAAGGCTTTCAAAGCCGAGTTGCCTGAGCTGGCCGCACGCTTTTCTAAAGCGTCGGTATCTGTGTCGCTGCGGATCAGCGACAACCATTTGAAGGTGGCTGCATAATTATGAAAAAGAAAATTGACGTCGAACAGCTCGTAACTGATCAACTCATCGCGATGCTCGAGCAGGGCACCGGGGCTTGGAAAAAGTCCTGGGCCTCGCTCGGCGGCGAACTGCCTACGCGGTTCACCGGGCAGCACTACAAAGGCATAAACCTTTTCATCCTTGCCTTGACCGGCAGGGGCAACCCGCATTGGATGACATACAATCAGGCCAAGTCGGTTGGCGGTCAGGTGCGCTCCGGCGAGAAGGGCACGACCGTCGTGTTCTTCAAACCGCTCAAGGTTAAAGATCGCAACAACCCCGACAAGCTCGTCACCATCCCCCTCATGAAAGCGTACACTGTATTCAATGCGCTGCAGATCGACGGCTTGCCTGAGAAATATTTTCCGGTGCTCGACCTCGAAGACATAAACAGCGCACCGCGAATTGAGGCGGCGGAGCTGTACATTAAAAATACCAAGGCGATTATCAATCACGGTGGCAACCGGGCCTACTACGTCCCAGGCACGCATCGCATCCAGCTCCCCGAGTATGAGCAGTTCGAGGATGCCGTCGCTTACTATGGCACCGCGCTGCATGAGGTCGGCCACTGGACGAAGGGCGAACCCGGCGGCCCCGACCGTGCGCTTGATTACGGTAACGAGGAGCTGGTCGCTGAGATATATGCCAGCATGACATGCGCCAAGCTTGGCATCGAGAGTACCGTGCGGGACGATCACGCGCAGTATCTCGCTGGCTGGTTGAAGATCATCAAGGCTGACAAGAAGGCAATCTTCAGAGCAGCCGCCCACGCACAGAAAGCAGTCGATTACACCGACAGCCTGACCCGCGTCAAACAGCAGGAGGCCGCCTAAGTGTTACGATATCTGAACTGGGGTCCAACTCCGGGGCCAACAATTAAAACGGTGGACGAGTTCCTGCTGGGCCTAGAGAGGTCGGTATCAGTGCCTATCTCTTACAGCTACAAAAGGCGCGTGCGTACCTTTCGACGCTGGCCGAGCGGCGACCTCGTCGAGGAAACCAGCAGTGATGAGTACATACCCCGCCGCAAGGGCGGGCAGCCTTAAATTTACAGGTTGACGACGACGACAATAATGTCGTAATCAGAACATGAGATTACAGGAGGTTAATTATGACGACGAAGCAACTGCTCCCCCATCAGATCGAGGATGCTGAATTTCTGGCAAGCAAAGCATTCGCTGGGAACTTTTCCAAAATGCGCACGGGCAAAACACTGACAGCCCTCGAAGCCGTCCGCCTCGTTGCAGCCAACTGCACCATCATTGTCGGCCCGCCCATCTCCCTTTCCATGTGGCAAAAAGAGTTCGAGGATTTCTTCCCCGGACAACGTGCGCAGATACTGAAGGCGGGCACGAGTAAGATCAGCCCCCATGCAGGCGCGTACATAATGTCATATCAGATCGCGACCAAGCGGCGTGATGAGCTGAAGGAGCTATGCGCAACGGTGCTTATCTGTGATGAGAGCCACGCCCTAAAATCCATCGACGCAAAACGTACCGCCGCCATAATAGGCAAGCACGGATTGTGCGAAAGCGTCTCGCACACATTTTTGCTGTCCGGCTCTCCATCGACCAAATACAACGACGATATGTTCACGTTCCTCGCACGCGCCGACTACGCCGGGCTCAAGGATCGCATCGGCGAGGTCGACATGAGTAGGTTCCGCCTGCGTTACTGTGTCACCCAAGAGCGCCGGTTTCACCCCTACCAAAAGACGCCAACGATTGTCACCGTTGGCAATCGTAATACAGAAGAGCTGAACAATTTTATTTTTGATGGCGGCCTCGCCGTGCGACGTGAGACTGTCGAGGGCATGCCGGACCTCACGACCAACCGGCTGCAGATCGGGCTGGAGATGACTGATGAACTAAAACAACTGCTGCTCGGTTTTAAAAAACTCACGCCCAGCCAGCAGGACAATAGTTTGTCTAATCTAGACGTAGGGCTCGCGACGATCCGCCGCTTGCTCGGCAAAGGCAAAGTTAAGGCAGCCGTCGCCGAGATCGTCGAGCGCATCGATGACAACAACGGCCCTATCCTCCTCGGAGCATGGCACACCGAAGTTATTATTGATTTACACGACGCCATCACCTCAGCAGGTATCGGATGTGCCGTCATCGATGGCCGCACATCACCAACCGACCGAGACGTATACATCGATGATTTCAACCGGGGCATCATCCAGGTGCTCATCGGACAAATCTCCGCGATGGGCGTTGCCATAGACCTCAGCCCTGCCGGTGGCCATATCGTTGTGGTCGAGGAGGATTGGTCGCCTGCCATCATGGAGCAGTTTTTTTATCGCATGATGAACTTCGGCGAGACCGCGCACCATGTACACGCAGACATCCTCACAACCGACACCGACTTGGACAAGGCCGTGGCTCGCATCAATGCAACCAAGACGCGTGGCCATAAAACCCTCATGCAGATAAAGGAAAAAGTATCATGAAATGGACACCCTCGACGCACGGACCGGATCAGGTGACCCTCTGTTGGCGTGATATTCTAATCTTAATTTGTGGACGAACTGTGGAGCACTTGGCGTGCCGGGTTAAATTGGGGCGTTATTATCGTGACCAATAAAGGAGAACTTGACCTGCTGTCTCGACAGGAACTACTCGAGAGGCTGGAGCGCATACAGCGGCTGCTGATGCAGGCAATGGAGCGTGAGGCCAAACCGAAGTTCGCCTTGTCTGAGGACGCCCGCGCAGTCTCGGATGAGGCCGTCCAACTGGCGCACAGCCAATACCATAAAATTTTCGGGCCATTACATTGGAAAAAGGATTTTGAGTTAAATGAATTTTAAAGAGCAAATTATACGCGGCTCGAGCATCCTAGAGGAAGGGAAGTTCGACGATACCGAGCGAAAAAAGTGGTTGAACGGCTCCGAGGCAATGACCTGCATACGCAAACAGTGGTACGCGAAGAACGACGCACCACAGGCGGATCAGGACTGGGGTTTTGCACGTCGCGGCAGCCACGGTGAAAAGTTTATTGTTGAGAGCCTCATCGCAGCAAACGTGCCTTTGGCATATGCCGGTGCGGATCAGCAAACGTGGAAAGATGAGAAACGTAGTATCAGCTCTACACCGGACGGCATATTACAATACGACGATGAGTGGATCGTGCCCGAGTTTAAGACAATCGATCCGCGCACCAATAAAGGTAAGCTGCCTAAACCGGCACACATCACTCAGCTAGAGATCGCAATGGCTATGATAGATCAAAAGATCGACCGGCCTGATCATGTGAAGCTGCGCGGCGTGCTTGTTTACATGGACGCGTCGAACTACTACGACGTCATCCAGTTCGACGTGCCTTTTAACGCAGGCATCCTCGACAACATGGCAAAGCGTGCGGCTAAAATTTTCCGTACAAAGGACGTTGCCAACCTCGACCGTGAGGGCAAGCGAGACGGCGGTAATGAATGCAAAACCATGTGCCCTTACACCAAGGTGTGCGGTGTCACAATGGAGGCAGACGCCGACCGAGGCAAAGCCAACAAGGGCAGCCAGCTCGACGGGTCGGCGGCTCAGTACATGGCACTGTCGGACACCGAGGCCACAATTAAATCGCAGAAGGCAACGCTGAGAGAAGATATCCTTAAAGAGCTGCACAAACGAAATGCAAAGACGCTGATCGTCGGGGGCCTCGCCGTCTCAGTCAGCGTTGCAAAAGGACGCGCCTCCCTTAACCGGAAGGCCGTAGCGGCGGCAGGAATAGACCTGTCTCCGTTTGAGACCATCGGACAACCCTCAGAACGGTTGACGGTGAAAAGGGCATAGTGCCATTAACGAAGTAACGAAGTAGGAAATAGAAATATGTCTAATGATCTAACAAAGTATCTCAACACGTCTTCTCTACCCGCTATCGACGACGCGGTCTTGGCCGCTGCATTATCAGAAGCTGCTGATGACGCTACGACAGGCGCGGGTGCCGGGACATCTGATTACCTTTCGTTCTCAGGTAAATCAGGGCTATATTCTCTCGGTAGAGATAAAGAGCCAGTCGACCCTGAGCAGCTGTACATCGTCGAGCCCCATACCTTTGTGGCGGGCTGGACGTGCTGGAAAAACTCCAAACCCATCGACCGTATTAAGTGGGATGTCCTTAAAACTAAGGAGCAGGCTGTCTCTAAAGAGATGCTCACAGAGCATGGGCCGTACCGCGAGAGCAGCGGCGAGGGCTGGCAGCAGATGCTCGGTTTTGGTGCCATAGCGTGCGACAAGAAGAACTCCCAAATCGAGTTCAGTTCAACATCGAAGTCTGGTCGTAATTCTATAGCCGACCTGATGAAAGAGATAGGGTTACGTGCAAGCGCAGGCGAGCCAAGTTTACCGCTGATTTATTTTGAGGCGGAGAGTTTTGTTGCGCAAGGTAACACAAATCATAAACCGGTGCTGCCTCGGGAGTCATGGGTCACTCGTGCAAGTGCTGCTGCATATCTTGCAGGCGACATGAGCATGTCTGAACTTGTAGATGGCCTCAAACCTAAAAAGAAGGTGGCCAAGAAGGCCGCGAAAAAGAAGCGAAAGTAGTTCGATAGAATTAACCCCGCCCCTTGCGGGGCGGGGCTAGTTCTTCAAGATTGAGTACGTTGCGTTTTCAATGTCGCTACAGGAGGTTAATACTATTACGACATGACGATCCATAAACCAAAATACACGATGGTGTCAAGTAAGGCCGCGCTCGACAAAGCAGTGGTCCGATGCAAGAAGATTGGAAATACTGCGCTGGACTTCGAGACGACGTGCCTCGTCCCTGCCGAGGGCCGCGTCCGTTTGGTCAGCCTTTGCAATGACAAGTGCCGCTACCTCGTCGACTTCGACAAGATTAAGGGCGGCTTCAGGCGCACCGCTAATATTTTCGAGGGTGGATCGTGGGTTGTATTCAACGCGGGTTTCGAGAACCGGTGGTTCCTGGACGCGGGCTATGATGTAAGGTGCCTAGATGTCGGCTACCTTAGACGCGCTATACTCGGCGGCGGCTCGTACTCCCTAAAGCAACTGCTGCTGTGGGACTTAGCGCACGACATGGATAAAGAGGAACAGATCAGTGACTGGGCCGCGAAGACGCTTACGCAATCCCAACTCGATTATGCCTACGGTGATGCGCACTGGACATGGCAGCTGTGGCTCTATTGGTCGATGCAGGCCGACGAGGGCCGGTGGATGGGGTTCAAAATGTTCAACGACCTTGTCCCCGCTGTCATCGAGATGGAAACTGCGGGCATGTTACTCGACCCGAAGCACCACCGCCTGCTCATTAAATCTTGGATCAAAACACAGGCTACTCGGCTCAAGAGGATACGCGACCTCGTAGGCGAGGATGAGGTTGCAAATGTTAGGTCGGATGCTCAATGGTCGGATTACTTCACGCAAAGGATGCCGAGCGACTTCCTGGCGGCGTGGCCTAAGACGGAGAAAACAGGTCTGCTATCTATGAAGGGCGCGACGTTAAAGCAGTTAGCGGGTGCAGTTCCTGGCACCCCTCTTGAGGACTTCTTCGACGCGCTGTCAGAATATAAAACCATTAGCAAATACATATCTTCCTTCGGTGAAACATTAATCACTAGGTCAGAGATGTCGCCGGACAAGCGCGTTCGCGCACGTTTCAACATCGGCGCAGCAAAGACTGGCCGGTTCTCATGTACGTCGCCCAATCTGCAACAGATACCGAGAGATCTCGAGTTGCTTGGGGAGAGCACCTCAGTCCGCCGGTCGTTTATTGCGGGCATGGGGCGCCGTCTAGTCTCCCTCGACTACTCTGGTATCGAGCTGCGTGTGCTGGCCTTGCTGTCCGGTGATGAGCAGCTCCTTGAGGACATGGTCGAGGGAGACGTCCATTCAGAAGTCGCGGCGGTCATCGCGGGCCACACAATCGACAAGAAGACAAAGGCGGGTAAAGCAGCACGTCAAGCGGCAAAGGGCGTCAGCTTCGGCATCATCTACGGCGCAGGTGCCACTGGCCTATCGACGGTCATGCGCACGACCGCCGACAAGGCGCAGGGGTATATCGACTTCTGGCAGGATCGGTATCCGAAAGCATTTCAACTACGCTTTGACATGATGGACGAAGCCAGCAGGTCCGGCTACATCCGCATGGTCGACGGTGGCACAGTCTACATGTCGAGGAGACCGGACCTGCCCCGCGCTGCAAATTTTCCGGTGCAGAGGGCAGCTCTCAGTATCATGGCTCGTGCCATCACACGACATAAGAACTCGCTCGATCTGTTACGAGCAAGGGGCAAGCAGCGCATGACGCGCATGTTGTCGACCATCCATGACGCGCTGATCGATGAAGCAGCCGTCAAGGATACACAGGAATGTCTCGAGGTTATGAACGCCGACATGGTCGCCGGTTACCTCGACATGTTCCCCGGCGCACCTATCGACAATATCGTCGAGGGCGGCATTGGCCCGAACTGGGCCGCACTTGAATAGGAGGTTACCATGTTTAATAAACCAACCGATATCCATAAGCTGCAGGTCGATCTAGAGGAGCAGATTGAGTACGTTAAAGGGTTAAGCACGGCTATGGAAAAGAGCCTGGAGGAAAATGCCGACTTAAAGATAGATTTGGAGAAGGCTTTAACCGCCGCGAAGAAGAAGAAAAAATACAGGGGCAACACTATTGTGTTTAAAGGGACACGGGCAACTACAGAAAACACCCCGGCTGAGTATTGGCCTTTGCAGTCTAAGTTCCGCATCGACCAAGACGCGGCCTTGTCTCTGCATAATTTTACACCCCTGTACATAGTGTCTAGCGGTCCGTGGCCTATGGGTTCGGTCGAGCGCATCCTGCAGCAGTCCATACTAGGCCGAGCTGTAAAAATTATAAGAGGTAAGGGCAAAAAGGGGCTGGTCAGTAGGGAACAGTGGCTGGCCAACTATGAGGCTGCCGATCCCGCACAGGGTGAGCTAAATGTCTAGGACGTCAGTATTCGATACTGTCAAAATATTTATCATTAGAAAGGATCGATCTCAATGCCTGAATATCCTACAGACTGTTTAAATGTTGTCCCTAAAGCACCGCGCAAGGTCGAGGCACCGTCTGACGTTGAGCAACCGGAGGATGATGAGGCTGAACGGTTACGGAAGAACCGTGAATTGTACTCCGCCGATACAAAACGGTTTAAAGAACAGATTACAAACACGAATATGAAGCCGGGCGGTCTTAGCCACCTTACTAACCAGTACATCTTCAAGCAAGATGCCGTCCCTGTACGCGAACCCGATACAGTTGAAATCTTCGACCGCACACTGTCAGAAATAAACGATCATCGCGGTGTGGATTATGGTCACCCCAAGGGGGACTTCGCGAGGATCACAAAACTTAAAGAGGCGCTCTCTGATTGTCCTCACCCTGAGATCCGTCACGCGCTGGAAATGATCGCCGTGAAGATGTCTCGTCTGTGCAACTCACCCAAACACATTGATAGTATTATCGACATAGCTGGGTACGCCCGAACAATCGCAATGATACTTAAGGAGGAAGAATTAAATGACGAAGAAAACAGGTAGGTCTGCACATGCAGAAGCGCAAGATCGATATCAGCGGCGCAAGGCGGAAACGCACAAGAAGATTTGCCTGTGGGTGCCTAAAAATAAAGTAGACGCCTTTGTAAAAAGCATTGTCTCAATGAAGAAGAAATGGTGAGAAGAATGACGACACTCGACACCATTCTCGCTCTTCTTAATAACGGCCTCTACGACGTCAACGAGGAGGCCGTGAAGCCCGACAGTTATCTGATGGACGGGAGTAACATTGCGGGCGGGGCTGCCCCCGATGCAGAATTTATTGGGTTAGATAGCCTAGACCAAATACACCTCATAATGGAGATCGAAGACATCTTCAAAGTGAGCATCGATGTTAACAGCCCCCTAGCCGACCGCGTAACAACGCCACGCAATGCAGCGTTGGTTGTCGATGAAATCCTCGCGGAGTATAACCGTTTATGAACTACTCTGATTTCCGGCTCGTGGTTGAGGAGTGGTGCGAAGCGCAGAAAGACTTGGAGCTTGATTACTGGCCCGCCAACTTGCCGACATACAAAAGAGCACATCGGTTATATCACGCCGGGCGGGCGGTCTATGGGGCAGTGTGTATTGATCCCGGACCAGGGCGCTACGAGTACAACGATTACTTCGAGCACCCTGGACCTCCCGAAAAGAAATTATTGAATGAATGAATGAGGAATATGTAAATGAAAAACACAATGTTGATATTATCTGGACTGTTAGTCCTGAGTGCATGTGCACCACAAAATTTAGCGAGGTTGAGCAACGATCCCCAAGAAGAAATCAGTTCAGGGAATTTCGAGTACATCGGTTGCCATATAGCCGACGACGACAGGTGGGCAATGGGATTGCTTGGTTTGGGGGTTAGGACCACAACATTCAGCCGGGTGTATTTTAAGCAGCGCAAATCGGACGGCACTTCATCTAAACTTAAACTTTCCCCGTGCTGGAGATAGCTTGCCTCGCTTTTGCGGTTTATTTTGAGGCTCGCTCAGAGCCTATAGCCGGTCAACTCGCTGTGGCTAACGTCATTATCAACCGAAAACTGAGCAGCCGATATCCAAATAATATTTGCGCCGTCGTGTTCGAGGGGCCGGTGTACCCCTCCGGTCATCCGATTAAGAACAGGTGCCAATTTTCGTTTTGGTGTGATGGTCAGTTAGAGGTGGTCAGCGACCGGGCAGCTTGGCACACCGCGCTAAATGTGGCGAAGTCCGCGATCTCAAACCGCCTCGATGTATCTGAGGGTGCGACACACTACCACACAACAAAAGTGTTTCCTGCGTGGCGACTTTCTTTGCAGCAAACCATTAAAATTGGTGAGCATATTTTTTACCGTTAATTGCTTTTCTTCTTTTTCTTCTTTTTCTTCTTCTTTTCTTCGTCTTCGCCATCGGCTTTATCAATAGCGTTTTCGTAATAATCTAAGGCTTTGTGGCATTGTTTCGTCACTCGCCGCACGTTAGCCCGCCAAACCTCAAGGACAGAAAAATCTGAAACCTGAAGACAAACATACTTATGGTGCTGGTTTTGCGGTATCTTTCCTGGGTTGAACCCTCGGCTTACCCTTGGGTTTATTAGAACGTCCGGCCTTGGGTGTTTTAATAATGGAGAGTTTGCAGTCAGATCGAGGTTGAGCCCGAGAAGACTTACAGGCGAGCCACATGCCCCGATTGATACGGTTAGAAATATATAAAGGCAAACGATTTGGATACTTTGCCCCCGCATCCTCAGCCTTTTGTGCCCGTCGCTGAAGTGCCGCCACTTCTCTACCATGCTTTGCATTTTCAAACCTACGTTCAACTTGAATTTTATGGAGGGCTAGAGCCTTGCTCTGAAAATCTTTAACTAGTTTATCATTCGTCTCTTTGGCTTTCTTGACCTCAATCTGCTGCACCTGTAGGGCGGTGTTAAGCGCCCCAAGCTGCTCTTTGGCCTGTAGCCAGCCGTTCCCTGCAAACGCCGCAGCGCCAGTCATAATAACGGTGACAATCAGCAGTGCCTGAATCATTATTTTTGACCTAAAGAAAACCCGAGCAGTACAATAAACCCAATAAGAATAAAGACGATATATATGCGCAGCTCATTAACTCGCCTCTTTCGCCGTAATGGGTGCAGATGCAACTGGCAGTAACGCTTCAACAGGATATGATGTGTCCGTTTTTGCGATAGTGTCGGCCAGCATACAGGTCGAATCGTTCTGCTGCCGTTTGTGGACCTATGTACCCAAACTCGGATTCTTTTTTTACATAGTCAGATCTACGAACGTGCAGAACCAGTTTTATAGGTTTGCGCTTTTCCACTTTTAGCGGTCTAAAATTTATGACCATGTCCGTTCTCCAATAAAAAAACGGCGGGGGTTTTTAGGCCCCCGCCCAGTTTAGGGGGAGGTAACAGTGCTCTGTGATTTATCTGCGTTGTACTTGTCCTTTGTTACCCTCGTGACGCAGAAAACAGTGACCGGGACGGCGCATAACACCCCCAGGATTCCTACGACTGAGCTACTAAATGCAGTTACACTCTTAGGGTCGGCAAAAAAGATAGCCCAAGTGTACATGGCGAGTACGAATAAAATCAGCCACACGAATAACTGGCCTAATTGGCGAGCGCCTGATTGAGCCGACGACAGGTTGCCCATTAACAGTTTCAGCATCTAAAACCTCAATTCATAATGTGGCGCGTCCCAAAATGATTCGGTGGGGTCACCATCGACGAAAACGCCATTATTGTTCCAGTCTATCCCAGACCGTAGGGGGATATCAAGATCATCGGAAACCTCCATCATCAACGAATAGAGTGACTTCCATATATCTTTAGTACCCCACGGAATATGGCCCGGTAAGTCTTTGATATATGGGCCGATATCTACAGCAATTGACGGGTCTGTATTGTGTTTAGAGTTCGGCCATTGCACCTTTGACATGCCGCTATCAAAAGCTCGCTGTTGTTCCTCCTCTGTGCGGTGGCCACAGATTACGATGAGGTCTGGAACTACGAGTTCCCGAGTTCGATCAGCGAAATACGGTGTTCGTTTAATTGCCTCTTGACAGACAGCCTGCAAAATCTTGGAACAGGTTTCGAGCCTTGCTGTAGATGTCTTGCCATAAATATTCACTGACTTGGATGCTTTCCGTTATGTAACGACTCTAATTTGGAAATCCGTAGAGAGTTACTCTCCGTAAGTACGATCAGTCGCTCACTCTCTCTATTGATTTTCGCCAGTTCTTTTGGAGACAAAATTTCACCAATCACATCTGTCTTCTGACGACATAGGTCTATAAGATTTTCCTGCTTGTCTGTTCGATGGTTAAGGGCGCGTAACCTTGATTCGTAGTCCTTTTGCAAATCGTCAAGTTTAGTAATCACCGAGGAAAGCTTCTGTTTTACAATAGCTGATGCCGCCACTACTGAAACAAGTATCGCACCAAGAGAAAGTAAGAGTCTAAGATCGATTGCGCCGTCCATTATTATTTACCTTGCTCTTGTTTGTCCTGATGCGAATAGGATGCTTGGGGATTCACCAGCAAATGCCGCATAAATAAATGTTTGTGCAGAATTTGTTCGAGAGTCTGCCGTCCGTAACTTGAATCCGTTAGACAATATGTCGAGCGTATTAGCGGTAGCCCCCACCACCTCCGCGCCTGGTATTTCTGGTTGAATATAATCGTTAGCTGGATTGCCGGGGCTCCTTGCAGCATCCCATATCGTCCAGCTAT